AGCAACTCACCGCAAATGAGATGGCCCTGATAGACGCCCTTTATTATCAGGAAATGAAGGAGCGTCAGTATGCGGCTATTCTCGGGATTTCACAGAAGGGCGTCAACAAGCGCCGACACAAAATTTTAGATAAGCTCAAAAGAATAATCGAAATAAAATAAAATTTTTGGTTCTCAACCCCCTCATTTTTTCCCAGTAAAAAGTGAGGGGGTTTTTCTAAGCTCCCGGTTGATCCTTGAAAACTTCATATCCGATAACCTGAATACGTTAGCTGACAGGCCCGATGAGGGAAAGCGACAACGGAGAATGCGCCAAGACCACCTGTAAAAGAGCGGATGAAACACGAAGCCACTGAAACCAGTTCGTACATTCTTCACCTCTTTTATAAAAAGACGGCCAATTAAGGTGCAAAGCGGTTACCATTCGTCCGATAAACAGCCGATGGCAAGCTGGTTGCAATGACCCTGTCAGCCTACAATGATACTTCTGTCCAGTCACAGCCCCCCTTGACCGGGGGATCAAGCAATGAGGGCAGCCGGCAGAGATCCTGGCGGGGGTGGGATTCCCATGATGCGGTTAAGCTAACCGCAGTTCAGGCAGTCGCCCGTAGTGCTTGGGAAGTAGTGTCAAATAAAGCACAGAGAAATAATTTTAATGTCAGAAGCCACAGGGATCGCCCTGCCTGCGGATGCTCTCACAAAAAAGCAACTCTCGTATGGCGGTCCCTGTTTTTGTGCCATTAAACTGCTTATTCGGATAATTTTATCCTTTCTGTTCATGGTTTGTCTTGATTCATGCGGACAAACCGGGTGATGACCATGCCAAATAAACCATTTCAATTGACCGCTAAGCAGCATCGGAGAAACCCTGATGCTGCTTTCGTCATATAATTTCAAACTCAGAAAAAAGAAAAACAAAGGGATCGCTCGGTCTATACACCATTAGGCCAGTGGGTCTTTTTTTTAAAAAGGAGGTGCACGTTTGAAAACGGAAAGCAAGACAATCTGCCGCGGCGACATTTACTACGCCGACCTATCCCCGGTGGTAGGCTCCGAGCAAGGAGGCATCCGGCCCGTCTTGATTTTGCAGAATGACACGGGCAACCGGTACAGTCCCACCGTGATCGTAGCAGCCATAACAGGCAGTTTGAAAAAGCAATTCCCCACCCATGCAAACATAGGTAGCATTGAAAACCTTTATAAGCAGTCCTTTGTTCTTCTGGAGCAGATACGCACCTTGGACAAATCACGGCTCCAAAGATATATCGGCCATATCGACGGACGGAAAATGGATGAGATCAACGAGGCATTACTAATCAGCGTCGGGATTGACCCGGCGCTTTTATGTTTAAGGAGGTACCTGTTATGACAAACACGCAGGTAGTGGATAATCTCATGTTTATCGCAGCATTGCAGCAGCTCACAGTCCTTGCCGTCAAAACGGGGATGACAGAACAGGAGAGTGAGAAGGTAAAAAAAGAGCTGGAACGCAGGCTCCGGCCCACCGTGATAACCTTAAATTAAGCCCGGATTTTGTTATCCGTTTGTTATCAATTAAATCCTGGCTATCTCCTCGAAATTGTAGTAGTGTGTGTCGTTGAAGGGAGGTAAAAAAGATGCAACAAACAAATTTAGCACCCGTCATGCCGCCGAAAATCACGGTCATTACGGCAAAAAAACACGAAGTCGCAAAACTCCACGTGGCCGCATATGCCCGCGTCAGCAGCGAGTCGGACGATCAGCTCAACTCCTACGTCGCACAGGTCGATTACTACACCAGGCATATTGCCAGCCATGAAGATTGGGAACTGGCCGACATATACGCCGACGAGGGCATCTCCGGCCTTGTGGCAAGCAAGCGGGATGATTTCAACCGGCTGATTCAGGACTGCAGGGACGGCAAGATCGACCGAGTCCTTGTGAAATCCATTTCGCGCTTCGCCCGTAATACCAAGGAGTACATCCAATACGTCCGAGAGCTTCTACGGCTGGGGATTTCCATCCATTTTGAAAAGGAGAATATCGACACGGGGAAAATGACCTCGGAGCAGGTTGCCACAATCTATGGCGCCTTTTCGCAGATGGAATCCACCAGCCACGCCAACAACATGCGCATCAGCGTCCGCATACGAATGGAAAAGGGAGATTTCGTATCCCCCTCCACGCCGTATGGCTATCGGCTCAATGACCGGATGCTGGAAGTGATCCCGGAGGAAGCCGACATTGTGCGGTATATTTTCTCAGCCTACCTCAAGGGGCAGGGCAAATGTGATATCGCAAAGGAACTCAATGAGCTTAGCGTCCCCCGGACAAACGGGCGGGAGGTTTGGCACCCCAGCACGGTTGCGTATATCCTGACCAACATCTCCTACACCGGGGACATGATCTGGCAAAAGAGCTTTGCAACCGACGATATTCCGTTCCGCCAGCTCCGCAACAACGGCCAAAAGCCCAAGTATTTTGTGGAGGACTGCCACGAGCCAATCATCTCCAAAGATGATTTTGAACGAGTACAGACCCTGATGCAAAGCCGCTGGACCCAAGCCAAAATCGGCGGACAGGCCAGTACATCCTTGCTGACGAAAAAAATCTACTGTGGAAACTGCGGGACCCTGTTCCGAAGGAAAATTGACAGTGGAAAGGTTTACTGGACATGCCGGAAGCACGACCGCTACAAAGATAATTGTCCTATCTCTCAGATACCGGAGGTGCAGATCACCGAGGCGATTCTCCGCATGTATCACAAGCTAAAGGAGCGGTACCCGCATATCCTCACCCCGCTGTTGGAACAGCTCCGGGCGCTCCGGGACACGGAGCTTCGGTCAAACCGAAAGATAAACGATATCGACAGTGAAATAGCACAGCTTACTGAGCAGAATCTCGTTCTTGTTCGACTTGAGTCGAAAGGATACGTAGATTCTGCTCTTTATTTATCCCAGATGCAGGAGATCGACCACCGATTGAAAGAACTGCGCGGACAGCGCCGCCGCATTCTGGAGCTCTCCGGCGAGGATGGGCAGATCAAAGCCACAGAGGCGATGCTGGATTATCTGGATGGCAGCTCGGAGCTTCAGGAAGAGCTCACAGAGGACATCTTCGAGACGCTGGTGGAAAAGATCATCGTGGTATCCGAGGAACATCTAAAGATATGCCTTTATAATGGCTTGGAGCTGTCGGAAACAATGGAAAGGACGGTGCGATAAATGGCATGGCAAAGAAAAATCCCCTTCGGGTATGCCATGGAAAATGGCGAGATACAGTGCAACACCACGGAATCCGAGGCGGTCAGGGATATTTTCAGGCGCTACCTCAACGGTGCCGCCTACAGTAAAATAGCCGATGAGATGGTGCATCAGGGCATCCATTACCACCAGCACACGGCTGAGTGGAACAAGCACATGGTCAAGCGCATCCTTGAAAACGAGCGCTATCTCGGGGAGAAGGGATACCCTGCTATCATAGACCAGGCAACATATATGAATGCCCAGCTCCTTCGCGGCAGCAAAACGGATTATGCGCCATGCCCCGATTACATCCTGCCCATACGGGAAAAAGCGATCTGCGGTGTCTGCGGAGCGAACATGCTCCGCGACATCAAGGCAAACGGAAACCCACGCTGGCACTGTGAAAACAGCGACTGCGGAAACCGCCTATACATAACCGATGAGGCGCTCCGCGACGCCCTTGCGGAACGCCTCATTGCGCTGGCGTCCAACCCAAGCCTCTTAGACTGGCCCGTGCCTCGCAGCAGCGGGGATGATCATACGCTGGAGGTTGTCCGAATAGAGAACGAGATCACCCGAGAACTTAACAAAGCGGCGCCGAGCGTTGATTACACCCGAATGCTGATTCTGGCCTGCGCCGCTGAAAAATATGCTGGGCTGTATGACCGCACCCCGCATCGCAGGATTCAGAGATTGCAGGCGCGGTTCGTCAGCCGCCCGATTGACAACACGACTTGCGATGCACTTCTAGAAACCGCCGTAAGCGGAATCGCGTTTGAAAGTAGCGGAAAGCTTAGCCTACGGCTGGTAAACGGGATTAATTATACGGACGCTGGAAAGGAGAACTGAATATGCCTGCGACTGCTCAGAAAAAAGTAACGGTCATCCCGGCCGATCCGCAAATGACCGAAAAGGATTTCAGAAAAAAACACCTGCGCGTAGCGCCTTACTGCCGCGTTTCCACCGACTCGGAGGAACAGCTTGGAAGCTATCAGGCACAGATTGAATACTATACCGAGAAAATAAAGTCCCAGCCGGGATGGTCCATGGTTGATATGTTTGCCGACGAGGGCAAAACGGGAACGTCCACCAAAAAGCGCAAGGATTTCAACCGGATGATCCGTGCCTGCGAAAAAGGCAAGGTCGACCTCATCATCACAAAATCGGTATCCCGCTTCTGCCGCAATACGCTGGACGGGCTGGACTATGTCAGGAAGCTTAAGCGCTTGGGCGTGGGCGTTTACTTCGAGAAAGAAAACGTCAATACACTGTACATGGATAACGAGATGATCCTCACCTTTATGATGAGCCAGGCTCAGGCCGAAAGCGAGTCCCTGAGCGGAAACGTGAGATGGGGCCACCGGAAAAACTTCAAGGACGGTAAGGTGTATTATCACTACGCAGGGTTCCTCGGCTATCGCAAAGGAGAGGACGGCTTGCCGGAAATCGATCCTGACGAGTCGGAAATCGTCCGCAGGATTTTCTCACGGTACCTGCTCGGGCAAAGCGTGTCGAAAATCATCAAGGACTTGGAAGCGGAGGGTTTCAAAACCCTCCATGGCAAGGAAAAATGGAACGACCGCGTGATCCGCAATATGCTCCAGAATGAAAAATACATAGGTGACGCACTTCTCCAGAAAACCTATATTGCAGACATTTTCACCCACCAGGCTAAAAAGAATAACGGCGAGCTTCCCCAATACTATGTCCACGACTGCCATCCCGCCATCATTGACCGTGTGACCTTCCAGCGTGTGCAGGAGGAAATCGCACGGCGCGCCAGCCTTAGAAAGGTATCCTCCAAAGCCAAAACCGAGCTGTCGAAGTACAGCGGAAAATACGCCCTGTCGGAGCTTCTCATCTGCGGGAACTGCGGCGCGCCGTTCCGTCGTGTCACCTGGACCCGGCCGGAAGGCAAAAAAATCGTATGGCGGTGCATCAGCCGACTGGAGCATGGCAAAGCGGTCTGCAAAGACTCTCCCACGCTGCTAGAAACCGATATCCACACTGCGGTGGTCTCTGCCATGAACGAAATGTTCAGTCAGAAAACCGTGAAGGAACTCCTGATCGACAGTATCGCGGGGTCCATTTCACGACCGGATGGGGAACTGAGCGTCCCTGCCATCGACAGCATGCTAAAGGAACTGAGAGCACATCAACTGAACATCCTGCAGCTTGCCGCCGGAGCGGGTGTGGAAAGCACCCTTTATGATGAAGAAATGCACAGGGTCAGCAAAGAGATTACCTCCCTTATCACCAAGCGTAGCGAGCTTGAAAAATTCCAGCAAAACAGCACTGACGCGGATCGCCGACTAGAGCAGATTGCCTCCGAAGTGAATTCAGTCAATACGGGGATCACCACCTTTGACGATTTATCGGTACGCCAGCTCATCAGCTTCATAAAGGTGATCGACAAGGACAAACTGCTCGTCTGCTTCAAGGATGGAACGGAAATTGAGCAGATTATGCGGGAGGTGTGAGCGTCATGATATGAGACGGCGCTCCACAGCCTGAGTAAAGCAAATTGGAAAGTGGACTGCATCCTCACTCATTGCGCTCCCGACAGTATTATCTCGCGGCTCAGCCCCCACTACAGGCCGGATCGCCTGACGGGGTTTCTGGAGATGATCAAGAATAAATGCATGTTTGATTACTGGCTTTTCGGTCACTATCACGACAATCTGATGATAGACGGACATTTTATTCTTCTGTGGAAACGGATGGTGCAGCTCATTCTTCGATGCGAAGCGCCATAAAGCACAGAAACTGCTCAGAGGGGCTTAACCCGAAACTAGGCAGAGCCGGAAACGGCCCTGCCTTAATTTTGTAGAAAAGAGGGATGAACATGGAAATGGAGGTATTTGAAAATACCGAATTCGGAGCAATTAGAACCATAGTGGATGAAAACGGTAATGTGCTTTTTTGTGGAAGCGACGCCGCCAAAGCGCTTGGCTACCAAAGACCGCAGAATGCGATTCGGATGCATTGCCGGAGGTATGCCCTGAAACAGGGCATACCTCATCCGCAGAACCCTGACAAAACCATCGAAATGCTTTTTATTTCAGAATCCGACCTGTACCGGCTGATCGCCCACAGTAAACTCCCCGCCGCTCAGCAGTTTGAGGCGTGGATCT